TTTCTTGACAACACTCTTACCCGTAGTGCATCATCTGATTCTATATCCGCGCCACCTGAAATTCCATCCGCATCTACTGTACAATTGGACGATACACCTACAATCGGATTAGTGAATGCTAAAGTTATCGCTGGATCATCGTTGCCATCATCTCCCGCGTCAACAGCTTCAAATGTCAATGTAGCTGTGCTTGCTGCAATTGTAGCATCCGCTGCCACTGTATAATTAACTTCCGCTGCACTTTTTAAAATTGATCCTGAAGGAATAATGGTTCCGTTCGTTCCTGTAACAGTTCCAGACCCTGATGCTTTTGTCGCCGCAACACGAACAATTCCATACTCCGATGCAATCTGATCCAAGTAAACCTGATCGGAAGAAAAAGCGAACAGTTGACGACTAATAAATTCCAGAAACCCATACATCAAATGGAATGCTCCTGCTAATGTACGGGCAAGAACCTTTAATACAGATCGACGTAGAAGAGAATTCGCCCCTGTTATCCTTGCTCTAAAATCTGCGGATATCCTATCAGTGAGTTGTGTTAAAGTTGGTCTTGTAAATGGCATCACTACCCTCCTAATTCATCCCACTTGATTGAAAATTCCATTGCTTCTGTCACTCCATTTGATTTAAGAATTTCTACTTTAAGTGCCAATGTAGCTAATGGTGCTTCTACCCGTTCCGCTGTAACATTAACCGTCGCTGCTACACCATCTTCAATAAGCCATTGTAAAGATTCTTTTGCATACTGTTCTGCTCTACGTACCACTTCCATTGTTGCTTTTTCTCTTGACAATAACCATAAACGGGAACCTATTTGATCCCCTGTTACATCAGGTGAATTTAGATCCCCCCACCATCCACGTTTATCCGAAGAAGATGGATCTGGTAGTGTATCATCATCTGCCGCACGCCTATCTGTAAATAAACTTATAAGCACTGCCGTATGTAATTCTAAATCCGTTGCCAGATCATTACTTTCAAAAACAAAATCACCTTCCAGATAATCCTCATTTAATATTATCTTAATATCGCTCATCTTATACCGCCCTTGTCTTATCCGTCATATGGTCATTTGTTATTGCCGTAGTTGGAGCACCTGTGGTGTCATTACCTGGAAAAATACCAGAGTGCACATGAGCATTGAATAATGCTTGAAACCTTTCGTCAATTAATTTTCTAACACTAGCCCATTCATCCCCCAGCGCAATTTGTGGGCAAACAAGAGAGGCTTCTGTGTCAGAATTCAAATCAATATTATTTGCTCTTGCATACAATATCCTATTCCGCTTTAACCATACTCTAAACTCGGTAACCTTATCTTCATCTGTATATAGTACAATTTCACCTTGTGTTAGATTAGTCGGTCTGTACCGGCGATCATGTACGGTTACAACAATACCATGATCCCTGTTACCCCCTAAGTACATAACCGCAGCCTGTGCATCTTCCCACGGGTAAGAATCAAACCCATATTCCTGAAATCGCTCTACTCCATCCAATACTTCATCCGACAATCCTTTCATCTGTAACCGTTGTGTTGTGCCACTGTTATTTATAGCCGTCAAAATAGCCCTTCCGAGCATAAGATATACTTTCTTTTTAATTGGATCAATCCACCGTCGCAAATCACTTAATTCCATTAGTAATCATCCTCATCGAATGTATCATCTTTTTCTTTCTTTACGGCCAACTTCTCAGGAAGTATATCATACGCATCCGGGGACATTAATCGAAGTTCTGTCACACTTCCATCCGAATCACCAAGCCTATGGGAAACTTCTGTTATTAAATAATTATCACTTATACCAAAGAAATCATCCACCACATTTACACGTTTATTGATAGGCCATAAATCTTTATTAGATTGTAACCACCCTTGTATCTTATACTCTATCATTCGTGACCTTCCTGCCCTATACCGTGCTTCCCACTCCGCTTGCTTTTTACATTGCTCACTTGTAGATTTTTCTGAGGACAAAATTACAAGTGGTCTGTTACGTGAAATAACATAATCATCAAACCTGCCCACCGCTTGCGTCACGCTTTCATTATCCCATTCATCTAATCCTGAATGTTGTGATTTTACAATATACGTTTTGAACCGATCTAAGTTAGAAGAGGTGAATGAACCAGCTAATATATTCTTACCCTTCTCTAATCTATCCGTAACATATTCTGCGCGTGCCCTTGTTAATGTCAACTTTCCATCACCGTAGGTTATGGGTAATATAGCAATAGATTTACACAGCTTTGAAATGCTTTCAAACAGCGTATCCCCTTCATTGATTTTAAAGCTCGGTACCTTTGTTGTCACAACCGATGTTACCGTGGGATCAATTACAAGTGGCACAGTGACACTATTGCAAAGATCATTTACAATGGTCTGAATAGTTGCATTATTCCATTGATTCTTTGCTGAATCATAACAACAATCCACAAGATCCCCAGTCTTATCTCTTCCTTTCACTTCAAAAGTATGCTCTCCCATGTTATAGAAAATATCAATCTGGTCTACATAGCCCGTGATCAAAGTTTTACCGTTGACAGTAACAGTACATTCAGATCCCATTGTTATATTCCATTTTTCTGAATGACCTGGGTAAATATCCGTAGCTTGAAATCCAAATGCCCCAGCGATTTGATCCATTCCACGTTGTACTTGGATAGATGTCCACCCACTGTATTCATGCCCGTTTACTTTTAAAGAAATGTTATCCATCTATTTACTCAATAACTCAATTGTTGATCCTTCGGGAAGAAATCCAGGATGGTTTGCAATCAATTTATTCCTGCCAAAAATTTGATCTGCTCTATCCAAATCCTTATATCTATCATACGCTAAAGATAATGTATTGGTAATTGTGTATGGCACAGAATAGTAAACAATGGTAGCAAGGTCAGCGCCTATTTCTTTCATTGCCAAAACAAAAGAAGAACGCAAGGTTTCTATCGCATCAAAATCTACATTATTATCAAATTCTACTTCATCGAAATCAATAAACGCATCCGCTGAAACCTCATCCCCTAGCTTTGTTAATTGCGTATCTATTTCTGTTACTAATAAATCCCGCGTCTTAATTGCGTCATCGTAACTGTCATACGTAATTCTAACCGCAACCTTTGCCGCAGTAGTCAATAAAATTGTTTTGGCATAATTAACAAACGCAGCCCTTGCTTTAAATTGCAAGGCTCTATTTAACGTGCTGGCGTCAATAGAATCATATGTGGAATCAAATGAAGATGAAGAAATTATTGCATCAAACACCTGTAATTTATAACTTGTGGTCTGGTCATCTTCATTTACACTGTCACCTGTTACCCCCAGCATATCTGTAAATACTTCACCCATGGATTCAATCATATCCGCTAATGTGGCAGGTGTATCAATTATAGATTCTGCTTGATCTAATGCCGTCCCTATGGTATCCAGAACTTCTGCGCCTATAGAAGAAGTCTTATTTATAATCGCACTTGTGTAATTATAAACCGTAGAAATAAATGATGTAATATCCCCCAGTATAGAATTAGAAATAAAATCTGATACTGTTTCCACTGAATACTTTTCAAGAAAAGAATCCAATGCGTTTTCGGTTAAATCATCTATAGCAGAATCTACATAACTGATTGTATCCCCAATTTGTGTAGGGTATTCCGCTTCACCTGCAAGCACGAACAACATTTCAAATATACAAATTCCGCCTTGATCGAATGATTCCTTTATAGATGCTTTTTCTGCCAGTCCTACTTGCAATTCACCAAGAAATGGATGTACTAATGTACCCACACCAGCGGCACGTAATGCTGTAATTAATGTATCACGTTCACCAAAATAATCAAATGCATTGCCCCTGTTTTGTATAACATAACCTGTTACTTGAAATGTATCCGCATTTAAACCAAGATCTTCCAAATAAGGTATATCTTTTCCAGGGTATTGGTGCAACACACTTCTACGCCCAACTTGTGTATCTACATCTTTTACTTTAAATGGGGCACCGCGAAAGCTTGCTTGAAATAATCTATCCCGCCAAGGCATGATTTAAAATCCTCCTCCACCAAGTACACCATTTGAAAAAACAGATACATTTGAATTCGGGGATTGTCGCGCAGGGCCAAGTGTAGCGGTGGTCCCCGGTTCTGCTTCAACTCTAATTTTTATATCCGCCCAACTTTTGTTTTTAAATGATGCACTACCCATAGACTGTGCAAATGCAAATTGATTAAACTGCCCTGCTTGATTAGGATTAAGCATTTCATCAAACATACTCCGCCAAGACATATTAAATTTTAAATCTTTACGTTTTTTAGGGGGTACAGAATTCAATCCTAGTTTATTATTTACAAATGCAATAATTTCATTTTTTGCACCAGTAAAATCCTCTGTCTTGGGTATTATTCCACCAGTCAATACTGATAACATATCAACAGTGGCCCCGACTTGGCGAGAACCAAATTCATGTTTCAATGTCCTCCAATTATCATTTACAGCTTTAATTCCCACTGCCAACCCACCTACTATTAAACTGATATTAAAAATTGTAGCTGCAATTGGACTACTTATTATAAATGTAGCGGCAGCAACTATTGGCATCATCAACCCTGAAATTAAAGTTATATCCGCAATCAATTTTGTTGCCCCTGAGTATTGCTCCATCTTATCCATGAACCACATCAACGGATCAAAAAATGTAGACTCGAACCTTTCCCCCATTATCTTTTTAATTCTGTTGCCCATTACGCGCAACTTAACATTTGTTAAGCTCATAATGTAGTTAAAATCTTGCATAATGGCAGAACCATCACCACCCATACCGATAAACCTATTTAATTCTTCTCTGCCCTTTCGTAAAGATTCCACAAGTGGACGAACAATCCTAATGGCCCTATCCTGGAATAATCCACCAATGATAATGTTATCACCTTTGGTTTTCTTGATTATGTCCTCCATTATCACATCAATATCTTTTAATACACGACGACCTTCCTTTGCGGATTTTTCCCTATCAAAAACGTCTACACCAAATTTACCCTTCAACTTCTTAATAAGCTTTGGGTCCATCAATTCTTGTAACAAGTTTTCTAATCCGGTGGTGGTTCTTTCAGGGCTGCCTGTACCCCTCATGCCTATCTGTAATATTGCCCCAAACTTCCGTAGTCCTGTTTCCCCAGTGGCCCCAAAGGATGAAGCAACAGATAATAACCGAGGGAATAAAGATGCCATCTTCTGTAATGTAAAAGCACCCTTCTTACCTTGTGCAGATAAGATATCAAACATGTTCCATATTTTATCTTCTGTAATACCAAACTTTTCATTTATTTCATTTGCTGCCGCCCCAATATCCCGCATGTTAGAACCAGTAGCGGTTGCCACCATACCTAACCTTTCAAGTGTATCCACGGCCAATTTAAAATTACCAGACCGTTCAATGATCTCCTCTACACCTGAAAGTAAATCATCCGGAGATTGTGCAGTTAAAACTGATATCTCCTTTATTTGTTTCTTTAGTGGAACAAGGGACCGCAATCCTTGATTTGCCATAATCGAAACACGAGCAACACGTTCCTCAAATGCCAATATGTTTTTTCCCAACATTACAAATGGAGCGGCAGCCATTACACTTGCTACACCACCGAACGCTGTAAGTGATCCCCTAAGTCCACTAAAAGCTGTCTGTACTTTGCCTGCTGTTTTACCTGTTTTACTTAGAGCATTATTTAATCCATTTATACCCGTTCGTGTTCTTCCAAGATTCTCCGTAGTCCGTGTGACTCTATTCAATGATGGATCAAGGGCATCCACTTTGGCCTTTAGGTTGCGTAATGGACCTGTAGTCTTATCAAGTAAATTAAACAGAATTGATACTACATATTCTTTACCCATTATGTCTACTCCTCTTTACCTGATAACCATTCACCAACTTTTATAACGCCTCTAGTCCAGAATGACAATTCATCCAAGTCCATTTTCCATATTTCACTAGGCGCAATTTTAAACCTGTAGCAAATGCCCCATACCATCTCTTCCCAATTTACAGGAACCCGTCCAAAAAAGGGACTAATACCTCTACAATTTGCATCACATCCACAAGTGACATCATATCAACATCTGTTTGTTTTATTCCCGCCAATGCTGCCACCAGCGGGACGATGAAATAAGAATCTTTACCCCCACCAATTGGGATATGTTTTAAATGCTTTGCTATCGGTTTCTGAAGGGTCAATTCTGTTACTTCTTTTTTATTACCTTCAGCATCCTCAACCATCAATGGTTCTTTTAATGTTACAATTTTCGGCCAACTGTTATCCATTATTTAATCCTTTCTTCATTATGTGGTAGAAGTAGTTTCAACCCACATGGGTCCTTCAAATCGAAGTGTTGTTTCCCCTTCACCACCTGTCAATGTAAAGTTGCGCAAACAGGTTGCGTTGTGCATCGTATAAACTTTTCCGCCATTTGCTGTCCGGAAGATAACCGTACCATCCCCATTAATTGCCGCCATGTCATTCAAGCTGATATCATCGCGGTCTGTTACGGTTACATTACATTTTGCTGTTATTGGTTTCTCTACATACCCATGTACTCCACTATCCCCTGATACAGCTTCCAATTCAAAGTTAGGTCTGCCGGATAACCCAAGACCTTCAGCCGATGCCCCCGCTTTATTCAGCAATAAAATACCATTCAAAAGAACTTCAATTCTGCCTGTTATCTTTGCCATATACTTATTCCCTCCTTTCCTACACTTTTACAGAATAAATTCGATAAGCGCAGCAAGTACATTAAACTGATTAATAAGATCCGGAACCAACAGCACGTTTACTCTATTTACATCCGCCGAATCACGTTCCACCACAAGGTTAGTAATAAAATCTTCCAAGTTATCAATCAATCCGTTTTCATATAGCAAGGTAAATAGTGCAATGGTTTCTTGCTTTACGGTTTTAGGTGTAGCAATTTTACTCCCCGGTTGAACCGGGTAAGTGTCATCCGCTAATTTAAACCTTTGAGAAATAAACCGTGCATACATCCTTGTCTTATACTGATATCGTATTTCGGCCAATGTTGCTAGCGTCTGTATATCAAGATAAGAGGGATCAGGAATTCCTAATGCATCCGCTTGATATGTTGTAATACATCGCTCAATACAAACCTTTCCACCACTGTCAACAATATACGTTGCAATTCCATCGTATAACAGAATATCCCGTTCGGCGCGTGTAAATTTATTTTCAACTGGAGGGGGCAAAATACCCTTCAACTGCAACCCAGTCAACGGCCTGGCCGGATCATTATTCAAGTTCCATGAAGCTATTGCGCCCAATGCCGCTGCCCACTCCGCCGGGTCAGTCGGTGAATCATAGAAACCCATGATTGTATTATGTGGACTGTTACGACTATTCCCGAGTGTAGTGCAACTTGCTGTTGTACCTCTTACTGCCGTGTAACCTTGTCCCCACAAATCCTCTAAGGGTTTAAATCTGTCTGCTAATTCATCTTCGATCTCTGTCAGGTTTGCAGAATCCACATAAGGTTGCATAACATGGTGAAACTGTTCTCCGTCTATCACGGCCCACACATCACCGAGATCCGCTGCGCCTACACCACCTGCAAATCCAGATATCAAAACAGAATCGCCAAATCCCAAAGGATAACTTTGTCCAGTGGCGTAATTAAACCGTATATCAAGATAGTTCCCTTGTGCCCCTGAATTTACAGCACTCAATAGTAGAAATGCACCGGACGCGGAAGCCACCATAGGGAGATTACTATAGGTGCTTGCGTTGATTGTTGCTTTAGCATAACTAGCACAGTCCGTAGCCGACCATCCACTATTCAACGTCAATATAATCCCAGTTCCATTCAAATAAATATACGCCGCTCCCGTGCCACTCAATGAGCCACCAGTAGCAGAAAGGGCAATGGAGAAATGTAACTGCGCCGAAGCTGCGATTGTTCCCCCGGAAACTGCCATCGCATAAAGTTCTGTATTCGGATTATTGTCCTTAAATACATTACACATTCTGGCTAA